GGTTCCACCCGTGTCAGGAGTGTCTGCTGGTTCTTCAGTATTACTACCTGCAAGTTCTTCATCTTGATCTCCAAAGCGTTCTGTAAAGTGTTCAACTAATGGTGGAAGTGGATCACACATTGTAAGAAATGCGTGCTCTTTAACTAAAAATTTTCTTTGTGCGGAAAGTGGTGCCCAGTTATGGAACTGAACATTTGGTCCTTTTTCAGGATCTTCTACATTAGGTAGTAGCTTACAGATCTGAGGGTCTCTAAGAATAAACCCTTGAGGCATACCTTCCTTATCACGAATTTCGTAAAGATCAGCGATGACTTCCTCACCGCTTTTCATTAACAAGAGTTGTATAGACATTATAGAATATTTTTATATATTATAAAAGACCCCCTGACATTTGTCAAGGGGTTAGATGGTTAAAGGTAATCTTTACGAGAGTGGTGTTCAGGGACGATCTTACCTAACTCGATAGTCAACAGACCATCTTCAAACTTTACTTCTCCAACTTCTGTATCGTCAGAGAGTTGCCAAGTGCGTTTAAAAGATCTCTGAGCTATTCCTTTGTGTTGGTAGTTAGTTTCAGTTTCTTTATCTTCCTTCTTACCCTCCACAAAGAGTTTACCATACTCAGAATACACTTTTACTTCTTCGTTCTTGAATCCTGCTAGTGCTATCTCTAGTCTGGACTCTACGTTGTTGACTTGGACAAGGTTGTAAGGAGGATAGTTACTTGTAGTTTCTTGTAGATTGAAAAACTTATCAAGGTAATCATCCATCCCAATACTGTTTCTTGTGATCCGATCCATTAAATCTGGAAGATCGGCAGCACGATATCTTTGGATATCCATTTAGTTCTCCTTTAAAAGCGAGTGTTAAGTTGTGTCCCTTACGGCGACACTAATATTTATTCTATATTACCACGTTCCAGCAGGCTTTCCACCTTTCGGCATCCCGTACCGTTCTGGTGTCTTACCACTAATAAATGAGCTTCTACCATTAACAGGAGCAGTAAGGGTAAGCATACTAACTAGTGAATACCGTACGTGATCGTCATCATAATTTGTCGGATCATACGCAGCAGAATGGAATATAGATCCTCGATAACCTGATACAGAATTAAACCTAGCAGGTGCTACACCAATCCAATCATATATTTCATCACCTTTAAAATATTGCCACTCATCAATTAGTCCTTCTCCTACTCTACCCTGATCCATTCTCATACTTGTAGTGTTAGGATGTATACCAGATACCTTTTCCATCTTTCTACAATCCATCCACCTCTGACCATCAGGCATCTTGATTGCATACATTGCAGTACCATCATCCTCGTGAAGATCATCTGATAGAAATAAATTAAAAGCAAAGTCACCAGGATCCACGTGTGGACGGTAGTTACTATCAATTGATTTCATATTTCTCCAGAAACAATTAGTATAACAATTAAAATCATACCAACTAATTTGCCTATGAGTAATTTTTAAATTGTGAAGACATTGCCTAAGAAACATAACATAATCTTTCATCCACTCATTTGCTACAGGCTGTTGCATACCTGGTGCACCTGTTTTATCAGGAATAAGATCATTAGTACCTGTAAGAAGTGTTGCTTGTATCAACCAATCCCTAACATCATATGGATTCATCAATACATCTTCCACCATCATATACATCGTGTCCCAGTCAGGATGTAACTTTTCTGTATATGCTTTACGATTAGGATTCAATTCAAATAGTTTAGATTGACTATCAGGTGTTACAATCCTTCCTTTGAAATTTTCAAAAGTTAATCCCATAATTACGCTTCAGTTTTTTTCTTACCAATATTATACTTAGATTCTAGAATCCATTCTCCTTTCTCTTTAAAAGCAAGAACCTTAATCTGGTTCAAAGGAGCTATAGTATCGATCTTCTCAGGTGTTATTATACTCAATAATCCCCAATCTGACAAGAGGGATGCAATTCTGTTACGACGTTGTACGTCATTGATACTAAGATTTGTTTGCTTACCATCCAGTGCAAACAACTCTTTAAAATGAACTATGTAATACTTACCACGTTTGTGAAGGATATGGCAAGATTGATATATCTTCTTTTCCTTACGAGAAGCTACACCAATTCTGGTTAGTGTCTCTCTCACTTTCAGGAAATCATCTGGTTCCTTAAGAGCAACCTCGATCATCGATTGCTCTGTCCATTGTACAAATTCTTCGGTCATTTACTGCCACCAGTGTCAATAAGGGATCTGATCTCTTTCAACTGTGATGTAGTCAATACCTGTAATGCTTGTCGTGCTTTTTCATTACTATAACCATAGTATGTTTTTACTGCGTCAAGATCATCAAGTGCAGACTTCTTCATCCAAGGAGAGAATCTCTTCCTAGGTCTGAGGGTATTTATAAAGTAATCGTACTGTAAACGCTTTGGTAAGTGGTGAGCTGCATTCATTTCATTTGCGTGCAGCACAGAATCTAACTGACCTGATAAACATTTATTGATTACGAAGGGAACATATCCCTTCGTATCTTCTTCATCCCAGATGTCCTTCTTGGATTGATTAATGCTGTAAAGATAATCGTTTAGTTTAGTCACCGCTTACACCATCCCAGTATTCGTACCAAGGATGAACGTATTGTTTTCTTTCATCAAGTACCTCATTAATAAGTGCTTTCAATTCTATTCTAAGTTCTGGTTTAATTAATGTCAATGGTTTTTTTTCGGTCATTAGAAAGTTCTTACAGGTCCAAATACGGTACGACCAGAGGCATTAAATCTGTAGATCTGTGTCTTACCTGAGGTAAGTTGAACTACTACTTCATCGCCTTGTAGCATAGCACTTTGAACATCCACGCCAAAAGTCTGTATGACTCCTGCTTTAGTGTCAATGAGTTGTGCACGTCCACCACGTGCTCTTGCAATAACGTTTCCCATTACTTGTACCAATCTCCTGTACTGTTATCTATGTTATAATTGACCAGTAAAAGTTCTTTACGCTTGTTCTGATCAGCTCCATAAGATTGAGTTGACCTCATTGTGTAGGTTAGATCCCACTTCAATTTGGAAAACTTAGGATATAATTTTTCAATATCCTTCGATGCATTATAGGTAATCATCATATTACCTTCAAACACATCACAGAGTTCGGCTAACTTCTTATGCTCAAAATTTTTATGTAACGATCCTTTACTGCCGTAGAGATTATCTTTAATACTGTAAGGAGGGTCTAAAAAATTAAACGCACTAGGATTGATTACCTTAGAGTAGTCCTCATTCTTGATGTTCCAGTTTCTAATCGCCTGGTGATACCACAGCAGACTATTTATACCATTAACTGAGAAGTTAGATTGCGATGCTTGCTTACTAAAACTTGAGTTCTCTGTTAGTCCACTAAATGAACATTTATTACAAATATAAAAGTTAACAGCAGTATCATATATGTCAGTACTATCCTTCAACCTTTCCTTAGCAACATCAAACGCATCTTTATGTGCTTTAAGTACATCATCCTGATCCTCATACTTAGACACATCTGCCTTAATATTGGATAGATGCGATTGCAACTGTGGTCCTACATCTCTCAACGCAGTCCAGAATGCATACACTGGGAAATACAGATCATTAATAGTAACCTTCAGTTTAGGATTTATTTTAGTCAAAGCAATGGCCATAGAACCACCACCTATAAAAGGTTCCACATAATAATCATAACGAGTAGGTACATACTCTAACAATACCTTAGTAGCACGTGACTTACCTCCTGGATACCTCAACGGTGTCTTAAATTTTTTCATAATATAGGAATAAAAATGTCTTGTGCAAAATGCTCAGGTTTTGGATCTACCATCAGATCATATGCTATACTAGCACGGATACCCCTGAACTGTCCACTAACTACACGATGTTCTAATGAAGCGTCACCAAAGTACATCTGACCTTGCTTGTTTGGAATGATAGTACCATTCTTAAATTCAGTTGTACTTGCCTTATCACTTATATGAACAAATCCGTGGTAGTTAGCATAGGAATGTGTATGCCACTCTAATGATTCTTTACCAAGATCCTCGTGTCTATGAACATTCAACCAAGAATGAATCCATACAGGCTTAGAAATTTCTTTTTTAATATTAGCAAAAACTTGCTTCCAAAATTTATAATACTCTGGTAATGGCGATGATAAAGTTATTACATTATAAGCATTTTTAGATAAAGTAGGATCGTAATTCAACTCAGGTGGAATACCAGGTTCAACTAGTCCTTTCCATAGTTCATATATTTGAGCAGTTTCTTTAAGCAATACATTCCAATCACAATCTATTTCATAATACTTCATCAATAAAACTCCCTAAGTGAACTTGTACTTCCTACACGTTTTTTTATAAGGTCACCATAATCTTCGTGAAGTTCACAACCCATATAGTATCTACCTAATTGCTTTGCTACCATAGCAGTAGTACCAGAACCCATAAAAGGATCTAATATTATATCACCTTCTTCCGATCCTGCTTTAATACAAGGTTCAATTAACTCTGCTGGATATGTTGCAAAGTGTGCACCCTTATATGGTTTCTTATTTATTGACCATACACTACGCTTATTCCTCTTAGTGTATGATTTGGTTAAACCAGAATGAGGTTGCAATCCTGTACCAGGATTATGATACTTACCATTAGTTCTATCACGTGTACCCCAGTCTTG